ATCGCGTTCCACGCGTTCGTCGTGCCGCTGTTCCACGGCATGACCTGGGTGTAGAGCTCGCGGCCGGCGATCCCGCTGATGTCCGAAGGACCGACGATCACACCTTTGGAGATATTAGGTCCGAGCATCAGGCAGCAGTAGGAAGGGACGCTGTTATCCCCATATACTGCAGGACCTTCGTAGGCTGTTGAACTTCCTGCCACCCCTTCATACACCGGAGGGACCGGCTGCAGGGTGTTGTTCTTCTGGTCCAGGACCGCTGCGACTCTGTAACGCCAAGTAAACTCTGAATCGAGATTCACAAACACGCCGGAATCCTTCTGCATGGTCGCAGATCCGATGATTCTGCTGTAGTAGGCATCCTCTGCAATACTCTCCCAGGTCAGATCGATCCCGGTCAGCTGCCGGTCGACGTTTCTCTGAACCTCGCCGCAGTCCTCCTCGTAAATGTCAGCGGACGATGTCGGCTTTTCGACGGTCAGCGTCGGGATCCCGGCGTCCACATAGACAGGCCAAAAGCTGTCGATGATAGCAAAGGATCCGGCCGCAAAATTGATATGCAGCAGGTTCATCAGTGCGGCGATGATCTCCCGGCGGGGCTTTTTGCGGATCACGAACTTCGTTCCCAAACTTCCGCCGGTGATTTCTCTGTCAAAAGCCCCGCTTATATACCCGGCGTAGTCGATACCGACGGACCCGAGCATATAACAGATAGCATGGTATACACCGGTCAGATTCGGCGGGTTTGCTCTATACGTGTTCGGTGTGTCCTTGACGCTCAGCGGCGCCGGGATCTCCTCGTCCAGCTTATGCACCGCATCGACCCCGTGGATCGACATCACATTATCAGCCCAGGTGATCTGTTCCGCCAGGTAGAACTTCCGCACCGGCGACAGGTCGTCGTCATAGCCGGCCTGGTAGGTGATCGGTGTTTCGTCCGGGATCGCCGCCAGTGTCTCGGAGATGTCCTCGTCCATGTACGCCTCGATGTTGATCTCCGACTCCGGCAGCGTGGGCTCAAGGATGGACAGATCCGACCGCAGCGACACGATGCAAGAGATCAGGTTCTCGTTGGTAATCACGATCGGGTCCCCTGTCTCCGGGGTCACCTGGATCAAAATGTCCATGGACCGCCGGATCTGTTTCGCGTTCTCCGCGTCGATGGTGGTTGGTTCCTTGTAGGGTTCCCAGTCCGGCAGCGTCGATCCGCTGACGATCTGAGGCTGCAGGACCACGCCGCGCATCGTCGTGCCTGGATTAACCACGATGTAAAGCATAGCTTCGCAGTCTTCGGACAGTGTGAACGTCTGGTCCCAGGTGACTGTGTAGCTGGTCAGATAGGTATGCGTCGACTTCCGGCGGATGTACAGATAGTAGCTTGATCCGGTGACCCCCGTCCCGCGGATCGTGTATGTTCCGGCCGGAAGATCGACATCGTATGAGTAGGCGATATAAAAGCGCGCCATCCCGGTTGCTGTGCCGTTGACCACAATTTCCCCGCCTGGGCGCAGATCGTATAGGATCCCGCTGACCTCTTTTGTGCTGTTGTAATACGGATACGGAATGAGGTTTGCCATTCACTCACCCCCTAAACAGCGTGCGCGTTGATGAAGGACAGCTGCAGGCGGACGCCCTTCCAGACGGTGACACCGTATTCACCCGTGAACCGGGTCGCGGTGGTGCTGATCAGCCGGGGGATCACTTTCTCGGTGATCGACACATCGCTTTCGTTCTTGAACGTCATGTCGACTTCTGTCCCTGTCAGCCGCAGAACGTTGATCAGCTGACTATAAGGCAGGGCGTCCCACTCGATGGTCAGATCTGCGAACCGCCAGCCGACCAGATCGGCGCAGCGCTTGCCGGTACAGGTTTCGACCTCCCCGGCGTAAATGTATTCGCGCTGGAGGGTGAAGTCGTTGCCCCTGTAAATCTCGTGATTGTCTATTGTGATTGAATTGAATACTCCGATCATTAGCCGAGCCTCCCTTTATACAGGTCGTACATCTTGACCGTCTCCTCGCCCATCTTCGGGCCGGATGGGTACAAATAGATCGGGATCGTGATGTCCCCGCCGGCTCCTGCAGCCTGTAGGGCCATGCTGGTCCCGATGCCGTTGACGATGCTGTCCGCCATGGCTGCCATCATGCCCTGCAGCTTCTCGATCGGCAGAACAGCCTCCGGGCCGGCCTCACCGACGCCGATCACGGACGGGCTGTTGAAGATGCCGCCCTGTTTGTACCACTTGATCCCCAGCGACGGGATCTCGCCGTGGAGCAGGTCGCCCAGCTGCCAGCCGGGCGGTTCGATGTTGAAATGAGGCAGCTTGATCTTCGGCAGGCTAACCTTAAATTTGAAGAAATCCTTGATCTTCTTGATCAGGTTCTTGATGGTATCGACCGCCTTCCTGATCGGGGTCAGCATGGCCTCCTTGATCTTCTCGAAGATCACCTTGACCGCGATCTTGAGCGCGGTGAACTTGGCCACGATGTGGTCTTTCACCTTTCCGGCGAAATTCTTAATTTTGTCCCAATTTTTATAGACCGCGATTCCTGCAGCCACCAAAGCCGCCAGGATCCCGATCACGATCCCGACCGGGCCGAGCAGGGCCGAAAATGCACCGCCCAACATAGGAAGGACGGTCATGATCGCGCCGATCCCGGAGGCGATAGATCCGATAATCATTAGCAACGGGCCAGCCACAGCCAGAAAAGCTGTGATCCCGACGAGGATCTTGGCAATTACCGGATGCGATTCCATGAACGATATAATCTTCTCGATCGCCGGGAGCAGCTTATCATTGAGCCACCCGGCAGCCTCGCCGAGTGCCGGGAGCAACAGGGCCCCAAGGCGCTCCCCGAAGTCGCCCAGATCGTTCTTGACCTGCTGCATCTTACCGGCATCGGTCTCAGCGAAAACCTTGTTCATGTCGCCCACGTTCTGGGTGACGACCTCCGACAGCATGGCGGCCTTTTCTTCCTCTGTTCCGTACTTCAGGACTTCCTCCTGGGCATCGGTAAAGGATATTCCGACCCGCTTTAATGCGCCGGTCTGCCCCATCATGGCCTTCCCGAACAGGTTCGCGATGCTGGTCGCATCGTCCGCCGTCGCGTTCAGGCCCTTCTGCTGCACCAGCAGGTTATCCATCGCCGGCAGGAGCTTGTCGACAGTTCCCGGCATCTGCGCGTAGGTCGCCAGCTGTTGAGCACCGGACAGTGTGACCTCGTCTCCAATCACGCCCTGTTTCTGCAGTGCGGACGCGAGCTCCATCGTTGATTTCGCCGCGCCCTCCGTCGCCCCCATGCGCTTCTTGTAGATCTCGACCAGCTTGTTCTCGGCCTCCTCCTGGGTCGCGGTCATTTCGAGCAGTTTCTTGCCGGTGAGGACCATGCCCGCAGCCGCCCCGGACGCATACATCCCGGCCGTCCGCATCTTCTGGCCTGCCGTCTTGAACGACTCGCCCAGATTGGTTATATTGGCATACTTGACCTTTTGCAGCTCAGCGTTGAAGTGCTTCAGCTTGGACTCGGTGGTGATGATTTCCCGGCGAAGTGACATATACTCTTGTGATGTTTTGTCGACAGCCGGGTCATCGTCCAGTTGTTTCTGGACCTGCCGCAAGGCGTTCAGCCGGTCTTTTGTCTGGCCAATCTTTTGCCCGAGTAAGGTCTGCTTTTGCGCCAGAAGCTCCGTATTTTTTGGATTGAACTTCAGGGCATTGTTGACGTCCCTTAGCTCCCTGTCAATAGACGCCGTTTTCTTGTCGACGGCATCCAGAGCCTTGCCGAGCTTCGTGGTGTCGCCAGAGAACTCGATTGTGATTCCTTTTATGCTCTTGCCTACTGCCATAATCTACCCCAGCAAGGCGTTCCAGTCTGCCTGTGTTGCTTCTCGCCTTGTTTCTTCCTTGTGTTTCCCTTTTGGTTCATTGCCACTCGCGTCATGGATCCGGTTGTATTCATCGATGTAGTCCACGATTTGCCCCAGCTCCATGCGCCGGATCGCGTCAACGGTCAATCCTCTGTCTACGCCTGCGACGGTGACGGTGTCGATCCCGACTGGTTTGCCCGAAGGTTTTTCATTGCCCCGAGCAGGCGTCCCGCGTTTTTTGAGCTTACCGAAGATTCGAGGATCAGCTTGAACAGCTCCGGAACGATGACGTCGATCGGGACGGTGTCAAGTTCGTTGTAGAACTGCCTCGGTTCCGCTATGCCCTCGTCCGCGTTTTTCGCCATGGACCAGAGAACATTTAGGACCGTGATGGTCTCCATCCCGGACAACTTAATGAACGCATCGACCAACAGGTCGTTGTTCATGGCCCCGAGGATCGTGTCCTTGGTGACTTTCCCCTCGGACTCCTGCAGCACCGACCCGATGGCTGCGATCACGCTCTCCAAGATCGGCATAACGTCCGGGAGAATATCCCGCCCGAACTGTTCTCGATATACATAAAGCCACCCGGCCGAAGAATTGACTTCGACCTTGTGGTTGTTTCCAAAATTAAGAGTTTTCTTCATTGTTTCACCTCGCTTCGTGAATCGCTGGAATCAGGACAGGAAAGCTGCAGCGATCTCAGCCGTTCGGGTGCGACCCTATCCTGTCCCGTTGCACTCTTATTCCCCTGCTACGGCAGAACCGGAGCCGGCGGAGTAGTGAACAGTGTGTCGTATGCGGCAGAACTCGGTCCATAAGCGGCCCGGATGATTCCAGTCTTATTGTCGCCGTTAACGGTAAACGGCAGCGTTGCGGTCTGCGGTTCGATCGTGTCCTCAGTGGTGGCGTATTCGCGGGAGATAGCTCCAAGAGATACGTTATAAAAGATGCATCTGCGGGCCTCTTCGTCCCCTTCCGCCTGGAACATGAAGTACACCGGATCGCTCTGCTCTCCCTTAACCTGGGCGATTCCGCCATCAGCCAGGGCGACATAGTTCAAGAAGGCAGTCTTGAACGAATCCGGAAACAGTGCGTTCTCGATCTCGCCAGTGTAGCCGTTGTCTGAATAACTCGAAAAATATTTGACGTTATCCGCATAGAACGAGTTTTCCTCGGATTCTGCATCCAGGGAGATGTTCACGGTTCCCGGAACCTTGACCGGTGTGCCGAGAGTAGCTGTTCCATCAGCCGCGACCGTGTACGTGCCAAAGTGCAGATTGCTCACGCCAAAAAGTACCTTGTTGGCCATGGTATACCCTCCTAAATGTTGTAATAAATAACGAAGACACCCTCATCCTCGATGTAGGTGTCCTCGCTCTTGGTGTATTGGTAGCCGTTTTCGAGAAGCAGATCCTCGATCTCGGTTTCCTTTGCTTCGTCTTTTTTGGTGAAGTAGTATTCGATGCTGTACCGGTTCCGGCGCCATGGGTAGGTGTTATCTGCTGATAGAGTGTCCTGCCCGGCGCCCAGATAAACCAGATACGGCGGGGCCTTCGGTGGATTTTTTCCTCTAAAATGAGAATATGCACACGGGAGCCCCGTTTCTTGTAGGATCTCAAAGACTGTCATGTTAGATTCCTCTCAATCTCCCGGACGACTTCCTCGGTAGCCCACTCCTCGACCGGGCCGATATGCGGATGCGCCGGTGACCGGCCATACTCGCCCTTGCCGTTCCGGATCATGTGGCCGTGTTCCAGCAGGTGTGTAAGCTGCGGTTTGCTCTTGTTGTACACCGTAACCTGAACGATCCCGGCCACTTTCCGCTTGGCTCGTTTTATCGCCCAGCCGTTCGCGTAATGTTTGCCGCGCCCGGTCCTTTTTGGGGATGTGTTCTTGAGCTTTTGAACAGCTTCCTTCGCTACCTTGTCCTGGGCGTTGTTGGTCTCGCGGATAACCCGCAGGCTATACTCGCCGAGAGTCTTGCGGACCTCGTCCGATATGCCGACCTTAACTGCCATTGTGAACACGCTCCTCACATATCAGGCTAATACCGTCCCTCTGGGCGCTCCAGTCTACTCGGATAACGTCATACTCCCGCCCCTCATAGACCAGAACCTTCTGCCCCTGATAGTCTTCGCGGTTTGCGATGTACAGGGTCAGCGATGGCTTGAGGCCCAGCTGGGCGGCGTTGTAGAACTCCGACTGGTAGACTCCGCGGGGCTGAACAAAAACCTCTGCCTTGCAGATGTCTTGTGTTTCGTTCCCGTATTCGTCGTATGTCGGGCGTCCGTATGAAATCAGCGTAGCAACTCCGTCATACATGATCGCCACCCCAATCTGTGTACCCGGTCGCATTGGACAGCTGCGCCTTCTGCTCGTCATAGGACCGTTTAAGTCTGTCGTAATCCTCCGGGAGTCCGAAGGACATCTTGCAGTAAGTAATGACGGCCTTTGAGATGAGAGCGTCCAGCCCAGCCGGTACGACTACGCCGGCAACACCCAGATCGAGCTTTGCTGCCTCGATCAGATCCCGCAGCTCTTCATCGTATGCAGTTGTCTTGATCCTCAGCGCGGTCTTCACCTTTTCCAGCATGATTTACTCCCTCACTAAACTTATTTCTTCGCCGGTTTTGCCGCGGCCTTCTTCGTTTCGACCTTAACCGCATTGCCAAGGGAGAACAGCCTCAAGGCCTCCTGTTCGGAGACCTCAAGAACTGTATCTTTTGCAAAACGGACAGTGCTGTCATTGGTCAGTTTGACCTTCATTAGCCGGTCACCTTCGCGAAGAACTTATTGCCAACTACCTCGATGGCTGCCGGCTGTCTGCCGAGGATCTCGACGAGGTCTTCCTTCTTCTTGCTGTTGTCGTCATACTTGAACTGGACAGCCTCGCCCTTCGGCAGGTTCATCATTACACCGTACAGGTCGCCGATGATCGGAGCGGTCACGGTGTCATTGAACAGGACTTCCAGACCGTCGAACGGGTCAACGCCATAGTTGGCTCCCATCTGCAGGGCTCTGTATGCCGCATACTGGGCCGGGGTGCAGATGATGACCAAATCTTCAGCTGCGGAAGACAGCAGCGCTCTGGCCTGTACGAAGTCAGCGATCGCAGCTGTACCACCATTGGAGTATGCCGCAACTGCCGGCCTGGCAGCGGTGGCCGTCTGCGGGGCTGCGAGGATCTTGGCGACTACTGCGTTCTCTTCCGCCTTGATGATTCCGCGGGTAACCTCATCATAGATGTACCGCAGATACTCTTCTCCAGCCATGCTGTCCAGAGCTTCGTCGGAGATAGAGATCCACTTCTTGTAGGTCTTCGGCACCAGTTCGACGATGCCCAGCAGCAGAGCCTCTTCATCTATTGCGTCACCGCCTTCGGTGTGGACTGCTGCAGCAGGTGCGCCATACTCGAAGCCAACCTTGACATTTCCTGCTGTATTCATTCTGCGAACTCTGGCCAGAATCGGGGACGCCTGCAGTCTCTCGGATACGATGCCGGCGACCATTTCGGGTACCGGAATAACTCCGCCGGTCACGTTGTCGCTAAGGAGCGCTCTGCACTCTGTAGCGTTTCCGGTCTTGACGTACTTGGCATAAGCCTCGATGTACTCGCGGCTATTTCTGATTTCCTTCTCAGTCATGATGTGTTCGTCCTTTCTCTTTTCGACTTCCTTGCCGGCGCCATTCGCGACGGCCTCGGCTGCTTTCTTTCTTTCCTCGACTTCGACCTGCAGAGCCTTCTTTCTCTCTTCGATCGCGTCGAGCTCGGCGTTCAGCGTTTCCAGTATTTCGCTGTCTGCCTCTGCCGTTTCGGTTGCGATCTCGGCCGCTCTCTTTTCGAGCTCCTCAAAGCCGAGCGTCATAATTTCGTTTCTTAACATTTGGAACCTCCTAACAGTGCGCGCGCTCTTACTTCGGCGCGCTTTCTGTTCAGAACTAACTCCTCTGCCCTCAGTCTCTCCGCTTTCAGTTCTGCGATCACTCCGTCGCAGTAACTACGGGCCGATATTTCAGTTGCGTCGTTCGCCGGCAGTGACACCGCGCTCACGTCGTACAACTTAGAAATCTTTGTAATCTTTCTGTACACGGTGATAACGTTCGCCTCGTGATCTTCCACGACCGTCCTCTCGTCTTCGGCCACCGTGAAACCGAACGACATTTTGTTCGTATAACCTCCAGCGATTTCCTCATAGAGCTGGCGCCCGATCTCGGTGCCGCCGAGGTTCGCCTCGATTGCCAGGCCTGTACTGTCGATGTTCAGGTCAAGCGTGTTGTTCGTATTCCTGGCGAACACCCTCCCGCAGTGGTCATACTGCATTATTACATCGCTCATGTCGCAGTCGTCGAACGCGTGGGCGTCGATCTGCTCATAGACCTTATAGTCTCCCCAGTCGTAGAGCAGATAGTCCTCGTTGAACACAGTCGCGTACCCTCTGACGATCATCTCCTGTTCTTCGTCTTCACGCTGCGCCTCTCTGATCTCGATGAGCTGCGTCCGGCGGTACTCTCTGCCGCTCGCGATCCTCTGATCGAGCAGATCGTTTGCTTTCTTTTTGGTTTCGTCACTCATTTTCGTTCCCTCCATCATTGTCGGCATCATTCCCGCCGAGTTCATCTGTTGCCTTGTATTCGCCTCTGATCGGCGCGACCTGTCCGGCCCCGTCCGGCAGCGGCGAGTAATTGAAAAGCTCGCGGATCTCGTCGATCAGGATCGCTCCCCTGTCTCCGAGTTCCTTGGCCATCTGTACCTTCTGGGTTGTACTCATATACTGCAGCCGGTTCGCGCTGGCGATCAGATAGGACCCTTGTGCCCGTTCTCGCTCGGAAAAGAGCATCTTCGTCATGCCCTCACTGATCTGAATCGCGAACGGCTCGATCGCTCCATCGAAGAACGCCTCGAGGTCTTCCGCCTTTGCTTTGTTCTGCAGAACGTCCTGGCTGACTCCGAAATAGTTGAATACGTTCTCCCGGATCTGCCCCATCTGGTCCGAGTCGACAGAGTACGGTTTCACGTCGATCTGCTTTATATCCCTGTAGGTGTTCGGGAAGAGCAGGAAACCGCCGGCCTTTGATTCAGTCGCCAGGTTCGTCTCTGTGAATCTATCCCGTTCCTTGGCAAGGTCCGCCGAGCTGGAGAAGTTGTTCAGTGTCGCCATGAATCGGAACGTCGCCGCGTTCTTGACACCTTCCTCGATGCCTTGGTTCTGGATATGAATCAGCTGCATCGTCTCGTGCAGGGCCGTGTTTGAGTCTCCAAAAAAGTCGCTTTTGTACTGGTGCTTTGTTAGTATCGTACATTTGCGGAGCTCTACCGCTGCAGTCTGCCCATTGGCGAACTGGTACCTGAGCCAGACCTCTCCATCGTATTCAACCAGGGAACACATCTGCGGCAGAACCGGGAAGACCCCGGTGATGATCATTCGCTCATCGAACACCGGGACAATGAAAGCCGTGTTGTTCACGTCAAGGATCGTGCTGACCCTGTACAGGAACTGGCTCCACGTCTGCCACTGGTTCGGGCCAAGCCGGAGCTTCGACTGCAGCGGCAGGCTGGCCGTTCCGGCCGTTTTCCCCTTTAGCTTTGACCTGTGGCGCGCCCTCGCGGCGAT